ACAAGGCCGCCCACTCGAGGGCTTCCTTGCGAAGGTTCAGCTCGAGCGCCTCGGCTGACATTTGGATGGACGTGGCGAGGTCCTCCGCGGGAAGACCCCCGGTTTCGTTCACGTAGTCCTCGAGATTTTTCAGGACTTGCTGCTCCATCTTCTTCCCGGCGACGAATTTGAATTTATCGGGGGCTGCGCGCACCGTTTCAACCACCGTTGCGTACGCCTGGGCCCGCTGGGCATTGGCGCGCTCGTCGACGAGCATCTTCCGGAGCTCCTTGACCTCCTCGTGCACCGGGTCAAGGGCCTTCGGCGCGGATGCCTCGGGCTTTTTCCCTTCGATAAGTTGCCGGGCGAGTTGCTCGTACGTGAATTTCCCCGAGGCCTGGAGATAGGCGAGGGGGTCATCGGTGGCGAGGGCCTTTGAAATGGGGTCAAGCTGCGCTTCACGGGCCTTGAGCGCCTCTTCCCGCCGGCGAAGCGCGGCCTTCTCCCTTACAAGCGTGTCGAAGCCCTTCAGCTCCGGTTCGGGGGGTTTAGATACCTCCAAAGGCGTTTCAACCTTCGTTTCAGATACCTTCTCAGTCTTCGCTTCACCCTGTACTTCACCTTCCTCGGGCTCCTTATGGAGTTGCTCGAGCAGCTTGATGGCGCGGGCTTGGTAATCGGCCCCGTTCGCCCGCGGGGGCAGCTCCTCGACCAAATTGGGCGCTGGAGGGGGCAACGTCGTAGTGGATGGTTCGGCCATGGTGTCTCCTTACTGGGGAACGAGAGGCGGCACCGTGGCCGCTTGGGGGTTGTTCAAAACGTTGGTGTTGGTAATATTCGGCATGGGAGCTCCGCCTTGCGGCAAAGGCCCTACGGGAGGTTGCGGGGGCGGAATCCCCGCGGGCGGAGCTCCCCCACCCATTGCCGCCGGGTCTGTGTTGATTGACGTCGGGTCCACCGGAGGGTTCAGAATCATTTTCGCTGCATCGATAAGCTGGACGAGCATGTTCATGCGGTCGTCGTCGACGCCGTGGTGCTTCGCCCGAAGGTACGCGGCACTCGCGCGGGACACGAGGGCGTTCGGGTCCGAGAATTCGTCAGGCTGAATAAACCTCGGCGGTTCTTCATCGAGGATGGCCGAAATGCTTTCGTCGGCGTCGTCAATCGCCGCGAGCGCGAGATTATTCTCCGACTCGAGGTCCGGAAAGTCGAGGAGCCGAAGCGCCTCGGACTTGTCGGGAATGTACCCTTGATTGATGAGCTCCGTCACTCGCTGAAGTCGGTACGCGGGAGTCTGGGGGAGGCTCGAAACCGGGAACATCTGCATTACATAGCAATCCCGATTCAAGTCTATGTCCTTCCAGTCAATCGTCTGCGTGTCCCGCTTGGCGATGTACTTCACCGGGTAGGAACCGCCCCGCTCGTGGAGCAACTCAATCATCACGTCGGCAGCGTCTAGAAAGAATTGTTCCCACGCTTTCCCGACCATCGAGAACCTTTCCGATTCGACGTCAGCGAACTCTCGAAGCGCGACCGCTGCGTCGAGGCCAGAGGGTTTTTTGGCACCCGCGGAGAGTTCCGAGATACCAGCTTCTTGGAAGGCTCGCTGGTATAGGCGGTCGAGTTGCGCGAATTCTTCGGGGCTGACAGCGTTTCCATTGTCCACGGTTGGAGGGGAATCTCCTGTGTAAAAAACAACGTCCCCGATTGAGTTGCGGAGATGTTCTGGATTAACCTTGCTGCCGATTTTGCAATATATTCGGCCTCTGCCCTTTCGGCGAAGCTGCTCAGATACGCTGCGCACGAGGCGATTGATTTCGAGCTGGATACCAGAGAGCCGTTCGACCAAAGACTGACCAAAGAATCCCAACACGCGCCTACTGAACCGTAAGAAGGCGAATGGGAATCGGCATGGTTTCCACTGCTCATAGAAAAGCTCCAGCACCTTGATGCAGATTGAATGACACCCGTCGTCCGCACCCTCGTAGCTTGGAAGATGCCAAGCTTCCCAGACTTCCACCACGTCGCCGAACCCCTTCAGGTATGTCTCGTCGGGGGCGTGGTACCCGTCTACCGCGAGTCTCGCCTCCTCGCGTTCCTGCCCCTTGAATCGTCGGTCTACCTCGGCGTAGAGGACTTCCTTCGAGATGAGTTTCGACTGGAACAACTGCCGAGGTTCACCGTACTTGGCGTCGGCATCGTCCACGTAGAGCTCATCCGGGAAGACGCGCTCTACCTTCACCCGGTCGTCAAGGGGGTCGATGCGGAACTTGAGAGCCCCAATATCGAAAATGCCCGAATCGGTGAAAACCTGCGCCGCCTTCTCGTAGATTTTTGTCTCGTAGAAAAGGCCCCGCATGAACTTGTCCAGTTTCTTCGCCTGCTTCTGCATCCCGAAGTCGCCCCCATCCGTCAGGAACATGGGCCGCGGGCGAGTCTTGGCAATCTTCGAGGCAAGCGTGTCCACGCAGGAGCAGCACACGTTCAGACTGATTTTGTTGTGCGGGCTCGAGCTACTCCGGCTGTACTCTTTCACGCCAAAGCCGAGCTGTTCTATGTTCCCATAGAGCCGAGCGTTCGTTAGGTTAGCTTGCGACCTATCGATGCGTCCTTGGCTGTGCTTCATGACATTTGATGCTGCCATAACCGCGTCGGCGCGCTCCTTGGCGTCGGTGAGCTTCCACCAGAAACCTGGGTCGCCCGATTTGGCTTCTTCCTTCCCACGTTCGAAATCTTTGTAGTCCACTTAGGGCTCCGCTGAGTGAAATAATTCGTCGGACTGCTCTTTGGTAAGCCCGGTGGCTGGGTCTACCTCTTCGGGCGGCTTAGGCTCCAACCGTATCACGGTAGCCTCTTGTTCAATACTCGCTTCCTGCTCGGGAGAGCACGCTTGGCACGTGAAATCTACCTCCACGGCGCCGGCGAAGTGCATCACGTTGTACTTTTTCAGGAGCTTCAACAAGTCCTCGAGCGAATCAGGTTCCTTCATCGTAGTAATCCTCCCCGGCATCGTCGCCGAGCATCCAATTCGGGCTGGCGTTGCGCTTCACCCGCGCTAAAACTATTTCCTCCATCCGTTTAGCTTCCGCGTCGAACCACGGCTTTGTGCCTACCTGGGGCTTCTTCACCTCGTCGGTGTGAAGGTAGTGCCAACATCTTCTATAACTGTATAGCGAGGCATCCGCGCAATGGTTCGGGAACCGAGAATCTTCCTTCGGCGGCGCGTCGGGCTTCGCGGGGTCCGGCCAGTCCGGGTCCCGTGGGAGCGTCATCAATTCTTGCTCGAGCGGGCTTCCTCGCTGAACCTTGACGAATCCCGATAGGAGGTCGTCATTGAACAGTCGGACGTGCGCGTACTTTTCGGTCTTCTTCGCCGCCTCGAATTGGCGGCCCGTACGCATGGCGATTTCCTCGACGTACATTTTCCCGCCGCCTCCCGTGTCCGCCACCCGCGCCACAAAATTGAACGGTGTTCCGTCGACGCCGTGTTTCTCGAGCTGGGTAAGTACCTCGTCAAGACGATGTGACAGCGCACCCGGTTCCTTCCACGAGAAGGCTTCGTAGAGTTCCGCCCGAGCCGGGTGAAAGGCCCACACGCAGAACGCCATATCGTCCCTCGACCCTAAGTCCCATCCCAATGTATGTTCCCATCCAGGTCCCCAGGGCGTCACATCGGATGTATCGAAACTGTTCCGTGTCGGGTCGTACCGGTAGAACAGAGCACCTAAATCGTTCACCCATCGCGCTAGCCATTCCCGCACATACGTAGGGTTGTCGTCGGCCCATCGTCGCTTTTCTTTGAGGTTTGACAGCTCTTCTCGGGCTTTCGGTACGAAGGGGTTGTCGAGGACACTCCATCGGTGACATTTCCATCCTGCTCCAAGGCCGTTTTTATCTCCGATAGAATCCCATCGGGAGCCGAAGTCGAACCGTCCGCTGACTTCAAACCAGTAGCCAGCACAAACCGGGCCCGGAGTTCCTTCAAGACAGAAAGTTCCTCGCAGGTCAAAGAGGCATGGCTCTGCCACATCCTCAACAAGCGTACGTAGGTATGGTCCGAATAGTTGAGCTTCAAGGACTACCTCCATGATGGTTTTGTCACCGCGCTTCTTCTGAACTTCCTTGTCCTTGTCCGCGCCGAGAAGCCGAATCTCCGCGCCATTCTCCTCCATCTTGATGGTTAACTCTGTCTCGTTGTAGCTGGCCTTGATTTTGTGCCGGGCGAGAATGAACTTGAACTCATCCCAGAGAAGCTGCTTCGCCCGGAGGCGCGTAATCGCCCAGATGCGGGTGATGGACCTAGAGTTCAGCAGCGCGGTGATGGTGGCGTACCTGCTCCACATGGAAGTCTTGCCGGCGCGGCGGGTACAGAGAGCCGCCTTGTTCCGCGATGGGTCGTCGATGAAGTCAAGTTGCTGTTTGAACAGCTCCGCCCGAATGCCCGCCACGAGCCCGAGGTTCGACTTTCGGAGGGCCTCCCTTCGCGCGAGCTCCTCGAGTACCTGCCTGTCGGAAAGGGCTGTCATTTACCCGCGGTGACACTTTTCGTGATTCGGATGGTGTCGTCGATGGCGCGGGGCTTCGGGAGGATGACCTCGACGGGCGCGGTCTTTGGGGCCAGGTCTGCCTCTGTCGCCAGCTCGTAGAAGTCCACGTTCGCCATGGGGATGTACTTTTTCCCTTTCTTGGGCGTGGTAGCGATGATGCAGTTTTCCCCCAGCTCCAGGACGTACCCGTGCGCGTGGTCCGCGATAAGGGTTTTATCGAGGGTGGCGTTGAACGGGACGGGGCGACTGACGACTACTCTCTTAAGTTGCATGTGGTGTTCCTCCGTAGTAAATGTAGAACGGGTCGAACTTCGTACCTAGTACTGCGAAAAACTTTTTCCCGACAGCTGTTTCGTGTGTGTAGAAAGGCCGTGGGTTCGACATTAAGTAGGTGGCTACACCATTTCTCCGGTATGCTTGTTTGACATAGACATAATTAACGTATGACCGAGATTGGTTTATCCACCCGATAATTTCCGTGGGTTCTTCGGCGAGGTACGCCACCACGGTGTCTTCCTCTCGGGTCGCCGCGTCTATCACCCCGTTCATGCCTCGTTTGTAGACGGGGAAGGCTACCCCCGGAGCGTGCCCGCCGTGCCGGTACGACTCGAACCATGAGGACTTTACGAAAGGCATGTCCTCTGGGGTCGCCGCTCTAAGTAGTAGGTTCGTCGGGGTCTTCACTGGCATCCTCCTCTACTGGGGCCGGATTTCGTTGGGTAAGAGACATGAGGCTTCGCTCGAGGGCGCTCCGGGCTCGTAGAAGGAGCTCGTCGTCCGACAGGGCCTGGACCGCTTCGAGCTCTGCCCCCGCGGCCTCGGCCTGAACTATTTCTGTCTGAGCCACTGGCTTGCCGATGACGGCGTGGATGTACTCGGTAGCGGCTCTCAGGCGGTCAGCCGCTGTGGGGATTATTGGGGGGCCAACACGCCCGTCTGGGAGGGTGCAGAGGACAGCCTTTCCCTCGGCGATGTCCATCAACACCTTGAACAGGTGCGGCATCGTGTCGCCGCCGGCGAGGGCACGGGCCGCGGCCCTCCAACCCTTCTGTCGTTTGGTGGGGTCCGGGCGGTCGAGGCCGACGAAGGCGGTAATGTTTCGCTGCAACGTCGGCAAACTCATTCGGACCTCCGCACCGCAACCTTAGGACTGACAGCAGGGTTACACGCTTCGGCGGAAGAAGTCAAGGCCCCTGCGGAGGGATTAAACTTTATACTTCTTTATCCATTATTATTTTGGCGCCAGGAAACTTTATACTTATTTATCCACTTTTATTTTGGCACAATCCCCCTACTATTAGAAAATTCGAACCCCACCGGCCTGGAGTTGATTGAGGCTGACAGGGTGCGCCCCGACCCCCCACGGGTGCGCCTTGACTCTGTACGTACCTACATGCGCATATATGTGTTAG